GGCCGCGGGCCCTGCCGTCGGCGCCTCCCCTGGGCGCCGACGGCGGGCCACTCAACGAACTAAGTCAGCCACGGGAACGCCGAGGGCGCGGGCGATACGAATCAGATGCACGTACTTGATCCCGGACCCAGCCTCAATGCGCTGGAGCGTGGACCGGCCAAGGCCGGCGTGGTCGGCGAGTTTCTCTTGGGTGAGGTTGGCGTACTCGCGCGCCTCGCGGATGCGGTCTCCCTGTTGCTGGCAGGCGAGACGCATCCATTCGGGCAGGTCGTCGGGCACTCGTCCACGCTGCTGCCCAGATGATCACCTGTCAGCATCAGAAGTGATGCATTGAATGATCTTGCTGAGGGTGGGCACACGTTCTACGCCACCCCCTCACGTGACGGCCCGCCCTGCATCCCCGGCAGGCGGGCCAGGCGGCAGTGAGCGTTCGCGCGTCCGCTCCTGCCGCCCCGTGGCTTTGAACGATGTTCAGAGCACACCGCCCTGCCCCCATTCGAGGGCAGGGCGGTCTACGTTGGGTATGCACGAGGCCCCCGCCGACAATCACGGCAGGGGCCTCGGCCTGTGGGTCCAACCTCCCCGAAGGAGCCCACAGGACAGCGCGAGCGCGCGTCTGGCGCACGTGGGGGAGACGCGCCAGCCCTCGCATGCACACTGTAGCCAGATATATGCATGATGCCACTACCCCCTCCGAGTGAAGCGCTCGGTGGGGATGTGGACTCTTAGTGGACTCTGATCATGAAACAGGCCCCCCGTTCGAACAGAACGGGGGGCCCGTGAGTCTCTGACCTGCTACTTCAGTCGTGCCCCCGGCAGGATTCGAACCTGCGACACCCGCTTTAGGAGAAAACGTGCACCAGGGACGCGAACTTACGAGAAGTTCAGAGAAGGTCCGAGAAGCTCTCTGACCAGCCACAACAGGAAGATCTGAAAACTTCCGAGAAGGTACGCGGGGGCGTTGTGGACTCCATGTGGACTCCCACCCCTACACCGCCTTGAGAATTCGAACACCAGGCGTCTCCGGCGCCATGACCGCGAGCACCTGAGCCGCCACATCCTCCGCGCTGTGCTGGTACAGCCACGTCACCTTCGACCCGCGGTCGTGACCCATGACCGTCTGCACATCCTTCTCCGGAATGCCCAGATCCTTGAGCCGAGTCGCGAACGTATGCCGCAGATCGTGCACCCGCGGCCACCACTCATCCCGGCCCGTCTCAGGGCTAGTGACCTTCCTCGCCAGGCCAGCAGCCTGAATCGCAGGAATCCACGACCGCCGAAAGTTGTGCCGCGTCAGAGCACCACCGAGGGGGCCGCGGAACACCAGCTCGTCCGGAAAGAGCTCCCGACCATCACCGATAGGAGAGACAGTGTCGACCGGCGCGAACCGTGCCGCCATCGTCCGGACCGCATCCACCGCCTCAGGGGTCAACGGCACTGTGCGGAAGCCGGCCACGCTCTTGGGCGCTGCCTTCCGGAACAGGGTCCCCCGGTCCTCGCTGAGCACTTCCTTTACCTTGAGGTGCGCAGCGTCGACGTTCACGTGAGCCCACCGCAGACCAGTCACCTCGCCCCACCGCATGCCGGTCTCCTCGATGAACACCACGAGGGGCCGGTACCAGACGGGAAGGTGCTGGCGGATGAGCGCGCACTGCTCCCGCGTGGGCGGGCGCGTGTCCTCGGCGTCCTTCTTCGGCGGCGCATCGATCTCCACCTCCGCGGCCGGGTTGAACGGGATCCTCTTCCCGTCCTTCACCGCCGCGCTGAGCATCTGGTTGAGCAGCTCCAGCACCTTCTTACGGGTGTGGTGACCGCGCACTTCTTTCGTGATCCACGCCTGCAGCTCGATGTACTCCAGGTCGCACAGCCGCCACTTGCCCCACTTCGGCTCGATGTGGGCCCGCCAGTTGGAGAGCTTCCGGTTCGTCGTCGTCACGGCCCGGGTGGGCTGCGCCGGCCACCACATGTCCCACCACTGAGACATGGTGATCTCGCCGCGCTTCGGGTCTCCGTACTCGCGGCGCCGCACGCGCGAGCGCACGTCGTCGAGGAACGCCTCAGCCGCCCGTTTACCGCCGTCGGCGATGGCGAAGTTCTTCGCTTTCTGCTGGCCGTCCGGCGTCCGGTATCGGGCTTGCCATACGCCGGTACAGTCACGCCGTCGTCGGCGGTCGGCGTACTTCTCGCCGGGCGGGTACGTCGTCATGCACTCTTGGCATCCGCAGACCTTCGACCGGATCTGCCGTGGGTTGTTCGAGGCTCTACGCCCCATGCTTCACCACCTGCTCACTCCTTCGCTGCTGGGGTACGCGGGGGGTCGGGTCGACCGGAGCCCCGCACCAGCAGACTGCACCCAACTCGGGCTGGGCCACAGCGAGTTCGGTGAGAACCGCCCGTACGGCGGTGACCCTGCGTGGAACGGCGATGGAGGCAGGGAGGGTGATCAGTCCAGTTTCAGCATCGTAGATCGACTGTCCGGTCCGAGTGACGAATCGGATGTGGACACACATTTGTAACCCCCGGATCGCAGGCTGAGCGGGTGCCGCAACCGACGGGGGAGGACATCGGCCGTGTCCACGACCGTACCCCCAAGTGATGAAATTATCGACCACTGTTGTACTTGTTGTTGATACAGGCTCACTGCGGGTGAGCGGCCCAAGTTACGGAGACCTGCGAAGGGGCGTGAGGGTTGTACGCGTCAGCGGTTCGAATCCCGCAGCGCGCGCATCTCGATCTCCTTCATCTGCTGCTGCTCCTCCGTCAGGCCACGGAACAGTTCGAGGAGTCGCTCCTCTGCGGCAGGCGAGAGGGGGCCGGGTGCCTTGCGGCCGACGGCGTCGCTGAGCCTCTTGACGGTGAACTCGGGGTAGGCGTCGGCGAGTTTCGCGATGGCGTCGTCTCGCGGTGTCCGCTTGCGGTGTACCCAGGAGTTGACGGTGGCTGGGGAGACGTCAATTCTCCGCGCGATCTCGCTGTCGTTGACCTGGTAGCGGTCCTTCAGGGCGGCGAGAGCCTGCGCGAAGTCCTCGACTGGGCTGCTGTCCTCGGTCTCCACGGGGCAAGAGTGCACCGTGGCTTCTACATTAGGCAAGTGAAAGTAGAAGCGTGGCGCAAAGCTGTACGGCGCGCGTTCTTATGATCACGCGCCGTTGCGTACTCGGCTCACCACTCAGCATAGAACGCGCATTCGAATTACGCACCCGTCCGCCGGGAAGGTTCTCGCAACTTCCCTGAACTTCTCGTTGACAGGGTTGCAACTTCAACTGTAGAAATGTGTCACCGCCCCGGGAACGGAGCGAAACCAACACCACCTGGCACGGGGACTACATGCCGAAACTCAGCCGCAAGGGCGAAGGCAAGCCACTCAGAGACGCCATGGAGCGAGCCGGCCTCACCATCGAAGCCCTCGCCGAGGCGACGAAAGACGTGGACCCCGACGGCAAAGGCGTCAGCCCAGCAGCCGTCGGCTTCCTCACCTCGCGCGGCAAGAGCGGTCGCAAGAACTGCGAGTGGACCACCGCCTGGTTCGTCGCCGAAGCACTCCACCGGAAGACGAACGCCCCCCTCCAGGACCTCTTTGCCATGCCCACAGATTCAACTTCAACAGTAGAAGGGTCAAGGTCTGATGCAGCAGCGAACGAAGCGTGAGCGTCGTGTCCCCCTCCCGGCCGGGCTCGTCCCACTGCTGACCCAGCGCGAAATCGAGACGTACTACGGCGTCTCCACCTGGCAGATCACGCAGTGGCTCAAGGCCGGCATGCCCGAGGTTCCCTTCGCCGGTCAGGGCCGCCGCTTCGACCTCGCGGCGTGCCAGGCGTGGCACGAGGCGAACGCGACGGATGGCCGTGCGTGGTCGACGTCGGACGAGTCGCGGGAGCTGGCCCCGACGGGCTGACCGCTCCCCCTGAACGAAGCGGGGCCGCCCCGGATGCGCGTCCGGAACAGCCCCTTCGCAACCCACTGAAGCAGAAAGCAAGGAGTGGATCACGTGAACGCATCATCTCAGACCCTGTCTCCGCCCACCGGCCGGCTCACCTTCCGCGCCCGGCAGGACGCCCGCGAGCGGAACGAGCGGGCCTACGAAGTCACCGTCAACGTGATGAACCTGCCGTCGCGGCACGTCGCGTCGCAGGCCACGTCGACAGAGGTGCACGTCTTCGCGACGGACATGGATGTCCTCGCGGCCTGGCTGGACGAGATGAGCGGGACGATCACGAAGGTCGACCTGCCGACCGGGTTCACGGTGTGGACGTTGCACACGACGACGCTGGCGGATGCGGCGGTGTCGGGTGCGGATGCGGTTCCGGTACTGGTGTCGGTGCCGTTGGTGACGGGCGAGCCGGTCATGCACGAGATCGCTGCGGCGGTGGCGGTGTGATGATCTCGTCGCTCGCCCTTGGGGCGAAGAAGGTCATTGAGGCGGCGTGGCTGCATGGCGACGCGTATGACCTGGCGTCGCAGGCGGCGTTCGCGTTGGAGTCTGCGCAGTTGTTGCAGTCGCCGGAGACGGCGGCCGAGCTGAAGCGGCTGCGGGCCCGGGTCACCGAGCTGGAGGCGCAGCGGGAGGCCGACCACAAGACGTGGCAACACGACCTGAAGGCAGCAAGGAGCGAGCGTGAGGCCACGGCCATCCGTATCGCCGAGTTGGAGGCGGAGCGGCACGTCACGAACGAGGCCCTCGACGACGCGGTGAAGGTCCTGCGTGCCGGCCAGGACCGTACCGCCCCGGCGGATGGGATCACGCAGCGGATCGCGCCGACGCAGGCCCTGCGCAACGACGACCCGTGCGGGCTGCACCACGACTACCGGCTCAGCCGGGATCTGCCTGAGGCGGGTGCCCAGTGAGCTACCAAGCCCATAGCCCCGCCGAGTGGGCGGAGATGGTGTCCCTCGCGGTGGCCGTGTACGG